AAAGTTCTGGTTTCTCCACTCGCAATACTTTCAAAGCTGATCCGTATTTCATATTCCTTTCGGACATGATTTTATTGGCTTCCGCTTCTATTGTCTCGCTGTTGCCTTTGACTGCCCCGCCTTCTCCGCCCACCTCTTTAAAAAGGTTTTTGGAAACTTTGGGTAACGCCTTCAAAAACTCTGTGAATAGTCCTGCCGCTTTTGGCGACAATTCCATGAACAGTTTGACAGTAGCGTCTTTCGCTTTTGGCAAAAGGACACCATCGACATTGCTTTCAGAGAAAATATATCCTTCCACTTCGGTCTGAACCTCCTTGAATCTCAACTGTTTCTGGACGATACCCAGTTGTGACTTCATTTCGTTCATTTCCTTAATATGGTCGGCTTTCGAGATAAATCTTTCGCTCGCTTTCACGGCGGCATCTTCGGCGGCTTTTTTATCAGCCTCCTCTTTTGCATTTCTCTCGGCTTCTTCCTTTTCCTCAGCATCCTTGACGAGTTCCGTTTTGACTTCCTCAAATGCAACCTTTTCTTCTTCGGTAGCATCAGCGGCTAACACAAATTCGGCGTTCTCTGTTAATTTGGCCTTAAGTTCTTCTTTGGTCATTCTATTTTCACCTCCTTCAGTGAATTTGCTGGTTGAATTAATAAATCCAGCGTACATATTTTCAGAAAGAGCCACGGGTGCGAGGCTCTTAAAGTAGGGACGATTTGTTAACGCTCCCCCTAACAACACATTACCAAACTGCTCGTGAGTTTCCAAGTCCTCATATTGAAAATCGAATTCAGGTGAGAAATACTTGAAAATCCCATCTTTGATAAGCTGTGTGCCTAATTTAGTCCACTCGATCGTGGCTTTCAATTTACATTTCCCGTCCTCAAAAACTTTATTCAATGCTTTATACCACCCGGCCGCTCCCTTCTCCGGCATATGCTCTTGGTCGACGGCGATATCAACTTTTCTGACTTTGTTGTTAAACGCCTGCACAAAACCGTCGATATCTTCTTCAGTAATGTCGAAATGTCCGTATTGTGGATGATCCCAACTCCCGGAACATAAAACCTCAATCTCTGACACCGGGCTTTTAGCGGAAAAATTTGCTTTTCCCAATTCAATTTGAGGTATCAGTCTGTTTAGTGTGATCTGTCCTTTTATCGTTTTCATTTTGTGTCTCCTTTGCTAATGATAGTTAATAATTAATGTTAAGTCAATCAACCCTTAAAATACTTTTCCTTGATCGAATCCCAAAGTAGGTTAATCCCCAAAGTAAAGATTGCCACAACCACGGCCACCTTTGCCATAATGTCTGTTTTCCAAGTTTCCAAAACACCCAACCTCTTGTCGGTTTTCTCGCAATACCCACTTACCGAAACTCTCACCTCGCTAATATCTCCCTGAATCTGTTGTAGTTGAGCCAAAACCGATCCTTTAAACTCCGCCATCGTCATATCAAATTCGTTACTTCTTTTGTTCATGGTGATGTTTTTCATGATAAACCCCTAACCCGTAGGGCATTTTTCGTCCACCCGAACCGGGCAACGGATAATCTAAATCTTTGAAATCCCACGCTGGCATTTGTGTTTGTGGCCGTAATGTTTCTGGTATCCCGGTGTAGGGGGGCAAATTGGCCTCGTCCTTCATAATCGCTACCCAAATGCACCTGCACATAAAGTGCACCGCTCCGGGCTTGTAGGTCGAAAACTTTTTGTCGTCAGTCCCAATCGTCTTGCCGTCCATGCTATGGCAATAATTGCAGGTCGCCCCGTCCAAAATCGCCGACCACTGATAACCATAAATGTCGTCCTTGTATTGCTCAAAAGTAAATATCCGGCCATTGTTGATCTCCTCTGCCGTAATAAGTGCGGAAGTAGCGGTAATGTTTTTATTAGCAAAATCGTTAAATCCGTCCTTAATTCCCTGCATTGCCTGTTCGTCGGTAACTTCTGGATCCATCATCGAAACGGCGGCGATTCCCTTTAATTTATCCATAAGTTGCTTTTCGTGTCGGTTCGCCAAAAATACTGCCCGCTCTGTTATTCTCTGCATAATCTCCGAATTAGTCATTGGGGCGGCTTTCCCTACCTCGTAACTCGATTTTAATTTCCCGTATTCAAACATCCTTTTCATCTCCTCTTGGAACATTTGGGTATAAACTCCCTTCAACTGCCAGCGTAATCGGTGAAGTTCGGCATAATCGTTTCTCCTGATTGCCTCCTCAAATTTGGGTAACAATCCAGCCTTCTCCCTGTTGAGAATATTGGTCATTTTATTGGTAATCGTCTTTTCCGCCTCGTCCATAAAAATCCGAATGTCGTCAAACTTCACTCTTTTCTCGGCCTTGGTTAGTTCCCGAAAATATCCCTCCGACTGTTTTTGTGGTTTGGTTTTTTCAATCTTCTTTTCTTCCGGCTTTTTACCCTTATTCAACTCCTCATTGGAGTTTTGGTTTTTGGCCTGTATTTGCTCAATTGATTGCTCAAACTTTTGCTTTTCGGCTTCTTCTCTCTCCTCCCGGCTTGGCATTTCTTCGCCCTCTGGTTTGTCGGGTAGTTTTAATGTTTTGCGTAAATAGTCCTCAGTTGGTGCATCCGGGGTCAAAAACTGTGCCAAAGCCAGTGTTTGCACCGCTTCTGCTAGCTCTTTGACGTTCTTTACTCCCAAATCGGCGTGAGTCAGTTTTGGATATTGCTCGACCGTCCAGTTGTAATCCACCAACTTCTTAATTTCATCGTTAATTGTGCTCTCGATCTGTTTGGCGGTCGAATCGAGTGCCTGTAAAAAGATTTGTGACTGATCGGCTGAAAGTGAGTAACTACCAACGCTTTTGCTCCCAAGGTCAATAAACTGAGCCAAAACCGACTTAAGTATCTCTCTAGTGTGGTGATCGAGCATAGTTGAGGGGTCTTTGAGTGAGTTTGCCTTCAAATCCATCATCTCCACCAACCAACCCTGTTTAACAACAACGTATGCCTTTTCGTGGCCTCGCAAATTCTTTCCCATGTTTTCGGCGGCGGTGTAATCGTCGTCGGTGTATCCGTCCGGGAGCGTGATAATTGGAATCCCAATACCCAATCTCTCCTGAGCCACGGCGTCGATTTTGTAATACTTGTCTCTGAAAAACCAATGCTTATAAGCCTGTCTCAAAATCGAAGTCCCCAAATAGTTGTCTCCCTCCCGTCTGTAAGTGAAAACCATCAACTTTTGGATTGGTATTGTCGCCTCGATAAACGTTTCGGCCTTGTAAGTCCTTTGGGTAATACTCTCCAATTCGCCAATATCGTTGACGTTCCACTTCTCGATCGTCCGGGGCAGTCTTGGAGCCCATTTTCTCCACCCGATCTTGCCGTCCTCGGTGCTCTTGTAAATCACTTCAAAAGCCATACAACCATAGGGCAACATCAATAGAATCTGTCTTAAAGTGTCCTCCCAAGGGATAATTAGTCCATTAAAAAGATTTTCTTTTACAAAGTCGGCGATCTCCACATCTTGTGCCTCCTCCGACGCCGGGGCAACATCCCACTCTGCCGAACGGATAGGCAATTCGCACATCAACAATGCCGCCTGAACTGAGGCGTCCGACCAACGCATTTTATCAATCGTGGTGTAAAGTAATGCCCCTTTGAGGTCTGCTACATATTCTTCGGTGTCAATCGTCCCCTGAAAGTTAGTTGTACCCGACGCTCCCACTTCTGGTTTCTTTCCTGATGTCTCCGCAAACTTCTTGATATCTTTTTTTATTGGCATATTTGACCTTAAAAATTTTTAGATAAAACATCCGATGTAATCGGCCTATCCGCCTTCTTCACATCATCTGGTTTAGGTTCAGCCAAAGAGCCTGTCGAGATTTTGTCTAACCCAAGCATGGCATAGTTAGTTGCCATTGTCAAATGATCTGCCCCTAATTTTTTATAGACCCAGACCACCCGACCGTCGGGCTTCTCCTCTTTGTCTTTTGCCCAATTACAAAGGTGTCTCATTAACATATCGGTTTCCTGCGACAATCGGGGCAACACGATAATGTGATTAACAAATCGGTCTGCCATTCTGTCGATAGATTCCATTTTGGATACAATCACCCGGTACTCTCTTGACTCCGGGTCTTGATACCATTTAATGAACTCCTTCTGATTATCATTGTAATATACTAACCAAACTTTTGCAGGGTACATATTGGCAAACTTCCGGGCTGAATGTTTGTTAGGTAGGGCATCAATAACACAAAATACCACGCCGTAAGCGTCCATCAAGTTTGGCAAATCGTCAAAACTCTTGTAAACCCCAATATGAATTGGCCGAAGCGTACCGTCTTTTTCTTTTCTCCAAATGATAACGTGCAGGTTGTCGCCCTGATCTACCCCCATAACCGTGTTCTTTCCTTTCAATTCCAATTCGTATTTATTCTGTATGCAGGACAAAAGTAAATCCCGGTTGATCGGTTGGTT